AGTTGGCAATTTATTTGGCGCATATTACGGTGATTGCGTGCCAAAATATATGAGCGAACCTGTATTACATTTTGACTGTACGAAAGCAGAAGGATTTTATAAACGACCAAAAAAATATGGAATTAAGAATGCAATTAAATTAATTGGAGAGATTTAGCGTTAAACTTTGAATTAAATTTCTGTTTAAAATAATATAAAATGACTCTTGAACTTAAAAAATTCGATATGAAAAGTATTCAGTTTAAGCCCAATGAAAATAAAGGTCCTGTTGTTGTTTTAATTGGTAAGCGTGATACTGGCAAGTCTTTTTTGGTCCGCGATTTATTATGGTATCAACAAGATATACCAATTGGTACAGTTATCTCTGGAACTGAAGAAGGTAATGGATTTTACGGCAAAATGGTGCCGAGATTATTTATTCATAATGAATATAATTCAGCTATTATTGAGAATATTTTAAAGCGACAACGCACTGTATTGAAGCAAGTTAAAAAGGAAATGGATGCTTATAAACGCACTACAATTGATCCGAGAGCTTTTGTTATTCTTGATGATTGTTTATACGACAATACATGGTCTCGTGATAAGCTTATGCGTTTACTATTTATGAACGGGAGACATTGGAAGGTCATGTTAGTCATCACAATGCAATATCCGTTAGGCATTCCTCCCACACTGAGAACCAACATAGATTATGTATTTATTCTGAGAGAAAATTACATTGCGAATAGAAAACGAATATACGAAAATTATGCTGGCATGTTCCCAACTTTTGAGGCCTTTTGTCAGGTCATGGATCAATGCACTGAGAATTATGAGTGTCTCGTTATTAATAATAACTCTAAATCTAACAAATTAAATGACCAAGTATTTTATTATAAAGCCGATAATCATAATGATTTTAGATTAGGTTCCAAAGAATTCTGGGAATTATCTAAGGGAATGCCTGAAGAAGACCAAGAAGAACAATATGATCCATCTAAGACCAAGAAACGAGGTGGAGGCCCTCGAATTAGTGTTAAAAAAGTTAATAAATGGTAACAACTTGGTGTTATAAATCTTACTTTCAAAAATAAAATCAAAATATAACAACTTAAAGATATATTTTGATTATAAAATATAGTATGGAAAATCTCGACATAGTTAATTTAATTGAATCAAATCCTATTACAAAGCTAAATAGCGATTATAATAATAAGTTATTGAATAAAATTAAAAGTGAATTTACTGATGATGAACAAAAACTATTTTTAACCAGTTTTTATTGTTATTTAAACTATCACCCAACAAATGATTTTGTCATTGATCTGGATAACGTATGGAAATGGTTGGGATTTAGTCAAAAAATTGATGCAAAAAGGTTATTAGAAAAATACTTTATAAATGATGTCGACTATAAACTTGTTTTGGGATTACCCAAAGCAAAAAATGAGAGTGATAAATGGGGAGGACATAATAAACAAATTATTCATTTAAATTTAAGATGTTTTAAAAAATTTTGTTTAAAGGCTGGAACTTCAAAAGCAAATGAAATTCATGATTATTTTATAAAGTTAGAAGAGTTGCTGCATGAAGTTTTAGAGGAAGAATCTTATGAACTTAGGAAACAACTTGAAAATAAAGATGAAATTATTTTAGAAAATAAAAAAATAGCTGAACAAGAAAAAAATAAACTTGAAGAAGAAAAACTTAAAATAGAAAAAGAAAAATTAAAGGGAATCGAAAAAGCAATTATTTCTCAATTTCCAGTAAATACTGAATGCATTTATTTTGGAACAATCGACAACTCCAATGAACAGCAAGAACAATTGATAAAGTTTGGTCATACAAATGACTTATCAACAAGAGTTCAGTATCATCATAAACATTATAATAATTTTAATTTAGTAAATGCGTTTAAGGTTCAAAATAAAGTTGAAATTGAAAATTTAATCAAATCTGACCCTAAAATTAAAAAACAAATTAGAACTATTGTAATAAATGGAAAAAATAAAACAGAAATAATAGCTTATAATTTAAGTTTTACAGTTGATAAACTTACAAAATACATTAAAGATATTATTCAACAAAAAACATACAGCATTGAAAATTTTCACAAATTAACCAACCGAAATGAAGAATTAGAAAAAGAAAATGCGTTGTTAAATGAAAAAAATATTAAATTAGAAAAAGAATTATCCAATAAAAATATTCAATTTATTAATTTAAATGATGAATTTAATAAACATAAGGAAAAGTTTATGTTTGAATTAAACAACGATAAATCAGTTTATCAAAATGTCTTATTGCCAGAAGATGAAATTACACAAAAATTTAACGATTTTGTAGCCAATGTATGTATTGTTCGCACTGATGTGGAAGAAAAATCTATTAATTTAGAAGGTAGATTTAGGTTGTGGAATAAGGTAAAACCTACAAAAGAAATGTTTCATTCACTTAAAAATTACCTTGACACACGATTTAAACCAAAAAGAATAGAAGGACAACATGGATATGTAGGAATTAAGTTAAAAACGATTGAATATAAAAAATTACATGACCATTCAGATGTTGAGAATTTCATATTTCAAATGTGTCAATTTTCAGATTGTGGAAAGATATTGAACTCATCACTTTTAAGAGAATATCAAAAATGGAAAATAACAGTTGACAAATCTTTATCTGAAAATGACATGAAAGAAATTAAAGACTATCTTAACAATTGTCATTATGCTTTAAAAGCTACTGTTTGGACAACTGAAGGAAATAATGAAGGATATTATGGTTTAATGCTAAGAGAAAAATATCAGAACGCAAAATCAAATTATATATCAACAACAGGCAAAAAAGTATATAAAAAACACAAAGATACTAATGAATTATTGTGCATGTGGGAAACAATCGCAAAAGCAGCTTTAAATGAAGGTATTTCAACTGCAAAAATGAGTAGATGTGTTAAAAATCAAACTATAATTGATGACTATTATTACACCAATTTAAAATAAATAAAACTCAAATTCTATTACCTTTAGATTAGACTACCAGAAGAAGACCAAGAAAAGAGGCGGCGGACCTCGAATTAGTGTTAAAAAAGTTAATAAACGGTAAAATATATGTATTTTATTTACATTTAAAGATAATACATATACATAAACATAAATGTCTAATAATATTGATAAAATATTTTACATTAATTTAAATAAAAGATCAGACAGACGTGAAGAGATTGAAAATGAACTACATAATTTTGGGTTGTCTTTTGAAAGATTTGAAGCTATAGAAACACCTGGTTGCGGAATTTACGGTTGCGGATTATCTCATCTGGGTGTTTTAAAAATTGCTCGTGAGAGAGGATACAAAAATGTACTAATATTGGAGGATGATTTTACTTTTTTAGTGTCAAAAGAAGAATTTGAAACAAATCTTGTGAAATTATTTGAAAGTAGAATTCATTTTGATGTATGTAAATTAGCATATAATTTAATAGAGATAGAAGAAATAGACAATGAACATATAGGAAAATTAAAATGCTCTATATCAGCATCAGCCTATATAATTAATAATCATTATTATGATAAACTTATTGATTTATATGAATGGGCTATGCCATTATTAAATAGTACAAGACAACATTGGAATTATGCGAATGATCAAGTATGGAAAAACTATCAAAAAGAAGACAATTGGTATTATTTTAAGGCTAGAATTGGTAAACAACGTCCATCTTACAGCGATAATACAGAAAGATTTGAAGATTACAATGCGTAATAATATAAAATATTTTTATTTAAAGATATATTAAATATATATTTAAATGTCTTTCCATTTTGACAGAAATAATTCATTTTGTATATCATTATATTCTCAACCTGATAGATGGAATAAAATGGAAAATAGATTTAAACAATTCAATTTAGATGTAACACGATTTAAAGCTGTATCGGAATTAGACGAAATTGATATACCTTTTGCGTCGCATTTAAGTCCAACACAAAAATATTGCGCTCAATCGCATGTAAATTTATGGCGACATGTTATTGATAAAAATATTCCATATATATTAATTATAGAAGATGACGCATGCTTTGATATAAAATGGAAGGAAAAATTAGATTTATTTTCAACGCAGATAAATGACCCAGATTTGGATGCTATATTTTTAAACTCTTCAGAACCTCTAGAACTAACTGATATATGGACTATAGCAGATGAACAATATTTAACAGGTGGTTATGTGTTAACTAATAAAGGAGCAAAGTTATTATTAGAGTCATTTTCAAAATGTTATTTTACAAGCGATTGGATGACATCACGTCTTCAAAAAAATAGACATTCATATACATATTTTCCTTGGTTAATAATTCAAGAAGGCAATGAAACTACTATTGGAAGTTGTGTAGTTGAAGATCATAAAAAAGTAATAAGATGTTTAGATAACATTGAATATGATATGTCAAATTATATAATTTAATAAAATATATTTTAAATTCTATTAAATTATTTTAAATTCTTTCTTTATTGGCAAATGGACCAGACTTTAATAAACTTTGACCATTATCAGTCTTTCCAACAATAATGTTATCACCTTCAAATAACTCCTTACAAATATCAGCTGTAGAAATATTTTCTTGTTCACCCAAAGCAAATTCTTGAGTATTGGAATTATTAACGCCAACTAAATTGCCCTGTTCATCAATTGTTTGAGTTAATGAATTTCCCGTCTTTTCGGCCATCTTAATGTTCTCGTCAATCGCAGATTGTTTTGTTTCTTTAACACGCTGTTCAAATGCATTTTTGGCATTTGCTTCATTTTTTTGTTTCTCATGCATCAATTGATT